CCGGTATCCGTTCTAATTGATCACCATTTGTTGTATGGTGGCACCGTACGTTCCCGTGCGGGAGAGCTGATGTACATTACAACAATCTAATAATGAAAAACAGATTAAGTAAGAATAGATTAGCTATGATAGCTTCTCTTAACTTACCTGATTCGTTATCATTAAAGGTTATTGATATGTGGATCAAATATGATACGGAGATCCAAAGTTCTATCAAGAACAATGGAAAACAGTACACATTAGGACGTTACAAAGAGTCTTACACATTTCTGCGTAATTATCTCCTTGAACTTCCATCTCAACCGATTTCGTTTTGTAAAGTCGATTCAATGGGAATTCCTAAACCTCTGTGGTCATTACGGCCACTCATCAAGAGGGATAAGAGTTTTCAGAGAATCGCCCTAACTATCGCTAGAGGATATGAGGTTATCCGTTTAGAAATTGATTATACTAACTTAGATGCAATCACGGGCGAGCTTCCTAACAAGGAAACCGTACTGGATTTATCTAAGAAGTTTAATCGATTCCTAAAACGTTTCACCTTAAATCGTAGCTGGTATTTAGGTTCTTTACAAACACCTATTGAGCCTTGGTGTAAAGTATTGACAACGTTATCAAAAGGACCAAATGGCCCTGCTGTAGCGACGTCGCATCTTGACGCCAAAGCTGTTCTACAAGATAAGACCTTATTTTCATCCATTAAGGAACTCAACACTGCTTTAGGGCAGGATTGGATAACTCATTGGATGGAAGTTCAGGCACTATCTAGTAGTAGCGAGGGTCCTTATTATACTGGTAGATTAGGCTTTTCAGCCGAACCTGCTGGTAAAACAAGGATATTTGCAATAGGTGATTACTGGAGTCAACTATCATTAAAACTATTACAGATTTCTCTGTATAAGGTACTACAATCGATAAGTACAGATGCCACTTCTAACCAAGATAGAGGATTTTCATCACTCATCAAGGAAAGTCAGGGTCATCCAACTTATTGTTTTGATTTATCATCAGCTTCAGACAGGATTCCTGCATTTATGCAAAAATACCGTCTTGAGCTTATGACAAACCAAGATGTAGCTGAAAGTTGGTTCAAAGTTATGACGAATAGGGACTTTTACATTAAGGTCACAGGGCAAAGCGTAAGATGGAAGGTAGGACAGCCGTTAGGCTTACTATCTTCATTCCCAAGTTTTGCTCTGTGGCACCATGACATTGTTCAATTTGCGGCTAATTGGGAGAATTTTCATAATGGGAAACCATTACGATTCTTCAAACAATACCGTATTCTGGGTGATGACATAGTGATATTTAATGCAAAAGTAGCACAGCGATACCAAAAGTTACTTAATAAGATTGGTCTTTCAATCAATCAAACTAAGTCAATAATTGGTAATCAAATGGATTGCCAGATAGAGTTTGCCAAAAGGCTAGCTCTACGAGGCAAAGAGGTATCATCAATTAAACATAATATTTTAACTAAGAATGATATACATAGTGTATTAGACTTAGTAGAAATATTAGGTAAAAGAGGTTTTATCTCTCCGGGTACAGATCATTACGATTTGTCTCGGATCCTTAAATCAGAGGATCTTGAACGCCTTAAGTTTATGATATGGCTAAGACTGTCTGATACGCCCGCGTTTACCAGTAAAACTGGAAGGTGCGGTAACGTGTCCTTGACTGTCACTCGCGAAGATATAATCCAAAGGATTGTATCCAAACGAACCGATAACATAATACAAAAGGCCAAAGAAATTAAACCATTAGATATGGAAAGGGAATTCCCTAACCTTACTAAAGGTTTTGATTCTCTGGGCGTGTCTTGTAATGAGAAGACCTTGGCAGATAGGAGCATTAGTGCATTAGAGCCTGGAATAGCAATTGACCCTCGCATTGCGAAGGCAGTTACTGCTTCAGGTGCCCTAGTAAACTCGCATCCTATTGTGCTAGCTTTAACACAGACATCACGTGAACTACAATTCATGATGTTCACAGTGCTGGATGATTTAGAGCCAGATACTGTATCTCCGATTGAATATTTACCAGTTGTCAATTCAAAGAGTTACTATAGTGACCGTAAGGCCATTAATAGATATCTCAGCGAAGTGATTCTAGAGTGTTACAAAGAAGCTTTAGATGAACAAGCCTCCAAAGTAACATAATCGGTAAGCTAAGTGCCTACATCGGGAACAATAGATGTAGTGACGAAAGTCTGGCTATCACTAGCAGACAACCCCGAAAGGGGT